TGCTTTTTTAATTACAGTATATCCATTTTTTTCAAAACTCATTATTTTTTCTCCTTCGCTTGTTTTCGTATAGTATCAGTAATCATTCTTCTTACGGCTTGTAAATTAAAATGAATAAACCTAAAATCTTCTACTCCAGAATCTACGGTGTATTGATGTTCAAGATAAGCTGGAATAAAAATCATAGTACCTGGTTTTGGTTTATAATGAATCATAGGGGAAGCAACGGATACTTCACTTTCATTTTTTCTAGGTAAATCATTCATTAGTTTTGCTTGTCTTGGATCGTGAAATACAGGAACCGATGTTTTTTCTGAACAACGTAAAAAATAAAAACCTGAAATATGATTGTCATAATGAATATGACCTTCGTGATGTCCTCCACCTTTTTCTGCAAATTGTTGTACCCAAAATTCTGTCCAAAATAATTCATAGTTCGTCATATCATAACCCATATGATCTAATACATTCCAAGAAGTTGCTCCCACATATTCTTGAAATTCTTTTAAATCAGGATCATTAATTAATGAAGTAGAGTGATGAGACATACCTACATCTCCTAAACCTTTTTTCTTCCAATTTTTTTCTCTATCTTTAATTGCTTTTTGATTATTTTTCTTTGCTTGTTTAATATAATTATCACAAACTTTATCTACATGATCTACCCATTCAGGTATTTCAATATGATAAATCGGTGTTTGAAAATAAAAAGAAGTTTGTAATTGATCTTTGACTGACATATTTCTCCTATCTAAATGGATATCCTAAGTTCCAAATCACTAAAGAATATCGCGTCCCTTCGGTTACAGGTTTAACCCTATGCCATACGAAGGACGGAAATACAACAATAGAGCCTCTGGGTAAAATTTCTAAACATTCTCTTGTAAGAGTTGGATCATCTTGATTTCTAAATTGAAATTCTAATTCTCCACCTTTATAATCTTTTGGATCAGATAAAGAACAAGTCACAGATAATTTTCTAATTTTGCCGTGAGTGTTTTGATTATCTGGATTGTTATAAGGAGCTTCCCAAGAATCACAATGCCAATCATAAAATTGATTTAATTTATATTTAGTAAATTGACAAGATTCAGAAAAATCCCAATTAAAATTCCATCCAGCATTATTGTTAGCTTGATGTATATAAGGTTGTACTTCTTTATAAATCCATCTATCATTCAACCAAGCTATATTAGAATCTCTTTTTTTTCGTAAATCATTTAATTCTTCTTGTTCTAATTTTTCAGCTGGATCTAATGAATCTAAATAGTCATCTGATAAATGTGCAGTTGCTTCTGAAACTTTTCTTTTCTTTTTAGGTTTTTTAATTTTTTCTTTTTTTTCTAATTCTGCTAATTTTTTAGTTTGTCCACCTGTCAACGCAATTTGTTCTCGTTGCGCATTTCCATATTGAATAAGCTCATCACAAAATCTAGGTGAAAGAGCGGACTTAAAATACCAATAGTAATTTGTTAAATTCATACCTTCGTTATAAATGAAGTTATAGATTTTTAGACAAAGTTGTCAAGTCTTACTATTTTCCAATAATAAGTTCACCTGAAACTGTAAATGTAGCTACTCCACAGCTTACTGTATTAGTTCCTGGTGTTACAGAAATTAAAGGTGCTTGAGGTGCTGGTGCTTTTACAATAACAATACCTGAACCTCCTGCTTTTCCTAGAGGACTAGCTACAAAAAAATCTATTCCTCCAGATCCACCACCTCCACCTGTATTTACTGTGCCTGCTGTTCCTGCTCCATCATTACCACCACCTTTTCCACCTCCACCATTTCCACCTGCTCCACCTGGACCACTACTTGGTGGTGGTGATGCTATTGTTGTTCCACCTCCTCCACCACCTGCATAAAACACAGGTGATCCTGAAATTGAATTTGCTAAACCTACTCCACCTGCTCCTCCTGTTAAACCATTTGCAGCCGCTGTACCTGCAGCACCTGCTCCTCCTCCACCACCACCTGCTCCTTGATAAGTAGGGTTACTATAACCAGCTCCTCCTGGATTTCCTTGAGGGGGACTAACGGGAGGTGTATTACCTGCGCCTGCTACTGAAGGTCCTGGTCCTACAACACAGCCACCACCATTTGCTCCTGCTCCAGAACCACCAGCTCCTCCTGGTACTGTATGAGGAGAAGTACCTGCTCCACCTCCTGTAGAAGTAATACTTGAAAATATAGAAGGACTACCTTGAGCTGCTCCTGGAGCCCCTGATCCACCTGCTCCTACAGTTACTGCATATGTCCCTGTCTCTAATGAAATTTTTGTTCCACCAGGAAAAGATGTTCTATAACCTCCTGCTCCACCTCCACCAGTTCTTCCTGTTTCTGCTCCACCACCACCTGCTACTACTAAATAATCAAATTCTACTGTTGCTAAATATTCTGGCCACGTTCCTTGTTGCTGTGCTTTTAATTGAGATTTCAAACTCCACATACCTGAAGCTTTGTTTAATTCTTTTACTATTACGATTCCTGAGCCGCCTGCTCCGCCAGCGCCTCCACCTGGTCCAGCTCCTCCTCCACCACCACCGCCAGTGTTAGTTGTTCCTGCTGTTCCTGCTGCTGTTGGACTTGGTCCTGCTCCACCTCCACCACCACCAGTTCCTCCTGCTCCTCCTGGATCTGTTCCACAGCCTCCACCACCTCCGCCGCCTCCAGCGTAGGTAGTACAACTTCCTGAAATATTACTTGTTACTCCTGCTCCACCTGCTCCTCCAAAAGATGATGATGAAGTTCCTCCTGGACCACTTGCTCCACCACCTCCACCTGCATTAGCAGTGCAAACACCACCTCCAGGATTTCCTTGAGGTGGACTTACTGGTGGTGTATTTCCACTTCCTGCAACACCAGGTCCACCTGCTACAGCCCCTCCGCCAGATCCACCATTTCTTCCCCATCTAACATCTAAATCTATTCCTGATCCACCACCGCCACCTCCAGCTGAAGTATATCCTCCAAAAGATGAAACTGTACCGTCACCTCCTTGTGTTCCTGCAGCACAAGGTATAGTACCACCATTACCTCCAGCTCCTATTACCGCTGGTGCTATTCCACTTACTGGTATTGAATTAAATTCTCTATAACCACCTGCTCCACCACCACCACCATATCTAGCTCCACCACCACCACCACCACCTACAATTAAAGTATCAACAACTCTAGTTCCTGATTGAAGTGTAATATTTCCAGATGAAGTTTTAGATGTAACTGTGCATTTACCAAACGAAGTTTGGTTTGTTTTACCAATTATGCCGCCGTTACTTCTAGCCATTTAAAAATCCTTGTTAGGAGATTAATTGCCAGTCGCTGACCAAGATGATGTGTCTGGATCCCAAGCAAATTCATTATTGTTGTTGTCTGATCCAACCCATCTTAAATTTGCTTCATCCCAAGTAATTCTATATGGAGCATTGTCTCCATAAGTAGTTACACTAGGATATGCAACAGGTGCTTGCCAGTCATCATTTGAATCTAATGACCAAGAAGCATAAGGTTGAGGCGCAATGAATTTATTTTTTGTTGAATCATATCTATATCCAATTCCAGCGTATTGTTTTCTGAATTTGTTATTATATGATGTCTGCTTCCAGCTTCCTCCTTTGAAGAAATTTGCACACCATGTTTCACCATCAACGTGCATATCATTATCTCCAAGAATTCCACCATTAGCAGCGATATCATTGCCGACTACAACAACTCTTTTTACGATCTGATGTGTTTCAGATGTAAAGCCAGTTGGGTCCACTTTTGACTCTAGTTCTGCAAAATGTGCCATAGTTATCTCCTTAAGTTATCTATTATAGTTTGTTTTAAATCGTTTGTCTATTAACATACTTTAATTAACAGTTAAAGTTCCAGAAACCGTGAATGTAGCTACTGTTGCACCACCTACACAAGAAACTGTATTCGTACCAGGACTTGCTGATAAAGGTGCACCTGCTGGTGATCTTATAATAATTATTCCTGAACCGCCTGATCCACCATTATTTGATCCACTACCAGAACCACCTCCACCACCTCCAGTGTTAGCTGTTCCTGATGTTATACCCTCAGCACAATTTTCACCAGCTCCACCTCCACCAGCTCCACCAGCTCCACCATTACCTGGATTGTTAATTACTCCACCTCCACCACCTCCACCATATGTTAAAGCTGATCCTGTAATACTATTTGGAGCACCTGCTCCTCCAGCTCCACCTGCTGTTGTAGTTCCATTTCCTCCTATAGCAGTTGCACCACCTCCGCCACCTCCGCCATAACCTGGTCCACCTGTATTATTATTTCCACCTGAATTTCCTTGAGGAGGACTTACTGGAGGAGTATTTCCTGCTCCACCTGTTCCTGGATTAGATTGTCCTGATCCACCTCCACCAGATCCACCACTAGCTCCTGACCTGTTTGTTGCACTTGGAACACTTTCTGATCCGCCACCTCCACCACCTGTTGATATGATTCCAAAAAATGAAGAAGGGTTTCCACTAGATCCTCTATTATTTGTGCTTGTAGACCCTGAACCCCCAGCTCCTACTGTAACTGTATAAGATCCTGAAGTTAATGCTAAACTTGAACCTTGTAAAGGAGAAGGACCATAACCTGAAGCTCTATATCCTCCAGCTCCACCTCCACCTCCTTGGGCTTTACCACCACCACCTCCTCCAGCTACGATTAAATAATCTAAAGCAACACCACATCCACTATCTAAAATTCCTAAAGTTCCTGTTGCTGTAAAAGTTGCAATCTGTCCACCATCTGGTGCTTGAGATACAGATCCCGCGCATCCTGGACTTGCTGAGAAAATAACTCCTGCACTTGAAGGTACTCTAGCGACTACGATTCCTGAACCACCTGATCCTCCTGATATTGGACTAGGGCTACAAGATCTTCCGCCTCCACCTCCACCACCTGTGTTGACTGTTCCAGGTTGAGCATCAACTTGTGTATAATCTCCTCCTGCTCCACCACCACCAGTTCCACCTGGCGCTACACCTGCTGGACTTCCACCACATTGACTACCTCCACCACCACCGCCAGCATAGTTAACGGCAGAACCTGTAATTGCATTTGGTACACCAGCTCCACCAGCTCCACCAGTACCTCCTGATGAATTAGAACCTGAAGCTGTTGCTCCACCGCCACCACCTCCAGAATAACCTGGAGAAGTTCCTCCTATTCCACCATTATTTCCTTGTGGTGGACTTACTGGAGGAGTATTTCCTGAACCTGCAGCAGCTCCACCTGTTGGAGTATAATTACTTCCACCACCTGATCCACCATCTCCACCTGTTTTTACAGCAGGAGTTTCAGATGCACCACCGCCACCACCTGTTGCAGTGATTGAACCAAAAATTGAAGGACTACCTTGTACACCTTTAATAGCTGGAGTAGTTGGTGCATTACCTCCACCTCCAACTGTAATTGCATAACTTCCTAAACTTAATTCTTGTGCTGTTCCTTGTAATGGAGAAGGACCATATCCAGATGTTCTATAACCTCCAGCTCCGCCTCCACCAGCACCTGATCCTTGTCCACCACCGCCACCACCAGCCACGACTAAATAATCTATATTAACTGTTCTCTTCGGCCACGTGCCTGCTTCTAAATTCTCTAACTGTTCATCGAGTGACCATCTTCCTGAAGCTTTGTTTAATTCTTTTACTATTACAATTCCTGAACCGCCGGCTCCGCCTGTTCTAGATGGTACTGGACTAGATCCTGGATAACCACCTCCGCCACCACCGCCACCAGTGTTAGCTGCACCAGCTGTTCCAACCGCACCAACTCCGCCTGCTCCACCACCGCCTGCTCCACCTGGCGCTGGAGGGTTTGGAGATTGAACACCGCCACCTCCTCCTCCTGCATACGTAGTACAACTACCTGTAATATTAGAAGAAGAACCTGCTCCTCCTGCTCCTCCTGGAGTGGTTCCTGCAGTAGAAGCTCCACCACCGCCACCACCATAATATTCTGGAGTACCCATTCCATCTGCTCCAGCATTTCCTTGCGGTGGGCTAACGGGTGGTGTGTTTCCTGCAGCTCCTGGAGTATTTGATCCTGCTCCTGCTCCTCCACCACCAGATCCGCCTGTTCCAGCTGATCCACAAGGATTTAAATCAGATCCTGCTCCTCCACCTGTAGATGTAATTGTTGAAAATGTTGATGGATTTCCATTATTACTTGCAGAACCACCAGCTCCTACAACTGCACAATAAGATGTATTTCCAGAAACTGAAATTTCTACATTTCTAAAACCACCAGCACCTGCTCCACCTCCTGAAGATCCTGGAGAATATAAGCCAGTTCCTCCTCCTCCACCTCCAGCAACTACAACTGTTTGAACAATTCTTGTTCCTGGTTGTGTAGTAATAGACCCTGATGAAGTTTTAGATGTGACTGTATCTTTACCAAAACTGGTTTGGTTGACTGGTCCTATAATTCCGCCATTTGCCATAGCTGCTTAGAACCTCCCTAACTAATTACTTCGTATGATACTAATAAATCTAGATCACTAGCCGCGC